GTCGATGACGATGTTGTAGGGCTTCAAAAGCCCGTGATTGTTAGGTCTCGGCATTGGTTTCCTCCTGTTCTTCTTCCTACCCGGTATCCACCGGGGGATCTTCCGCTATCTGCTGGGCTTGGCCTGCACCGTTAGCCATGCGTAGCAGCTCATTCTCCACCGCCAGCTTGTCCGCGTTGGCCGCGTACTCGCTGCCGTTGAGGCGGATTGCCTCGGCCTCCCTGGTAGACAGGCCGTTGTCGATGGCCGTTACAGCCGCCGCGACTTCCTTCGTCGGGTCGAGCTGGCCCTGGGATGGGCCGATCCACTCGCTGGCAAGGTACGCCTGGCGGATAATGGGATCCGTCAAGAATCCGGGGGCAGATACCCGTCCCCGAGCCACGGCCTCCGTCAGCCACAGCTCATACACTGGGCGGCAAAAGTCGTCCGTCAGCCACTCCCGGCGCATCCTGAACCCTTTCCACGCCTCCAGCAGCGCCGCCCTAGAGGCGGAATAGCTGGAATTGAAGGACATGAGCAGCAGATCCGCCGGAATCTCCAGCGCCGCGCCCACCTGCTCACACATGGCCCGCATGAACACGTCAAAGCCCGTGTGCGGATGGGTAGCGGCTGCCATTTTGATGTCCTCGCCAGGCTCCAGAATGTTGATAGTCCCGGCCCCGATCTCGTACTCATTTGGGTCACGGCTGACCTCCTGCACGCCGTCGCCGCCTACCTTGTTGAAGGGCATATCAGATGCCCCTGCTTCGGTGGTGATAAAGGCCGTGAAGAATGCCTGCACCACGGCGGCCATGATCTCCGCCTCGGTGTAGCGCCGCATTTGCAGCAACGGCTCGATGGCCTGGGCCAGGTACGGGACGCCCCGGTACTGCTCCGGCCGCTCAGTGTCCATGATGTGCAGGACGTTGGGCAGGCCCGTGGCCCGCCCGTATGCCTCTACACGGGTGTACTTGGTCAGCTCTCCGTCCCATTGGTTTGGGTATGTGTTGGCGATATGGTAGGCCACAATGGCCCCGCTTCCGTCCACTTCCACGCCGTCATAGATGGTGTTGCCGTTGGACAGCTTGGCCGTGGTGATGTTGGTTAGCAGGGGGTTCCCGCGCACAGCTCCGCCGCCGGTAGCTTCCGGCGTCCGCACCCGGTCGGCCTCGATCAGGTGCAGTCGCAAGGAGTAAGGGGCCAACGGCGTCACCGCCGCCCGCTTCACCAAGGCGAACACGTCGCCGCTCATAGGCCATGACAGCGCCACAAGCTGCTGCATCCCGTAGAAGTTGTTGACGCCGGTTGCATCACAGGCCCGCTTGTTGTTGGCCCATAGGGCAAATTCTCGCTGTACCGTCCTTTGCCAGGCCGCCGCCTGCTCCTGGGTCATCCCCAGCAGCTCCCGGTCGATGGTCGCTTTCAGCCGCAGGCCAGGCCCTACGATGTTCGTCCGCTGCCGTTTCAGCGCGGCGGTGGCGATGGGGGCGGTCTGGTACAGGATGCGGGAGCGCTGCCGCAAGGTGTAGTTGTTGGCGTTGATGTCCTCAGATGGGGCGCCACTCTCCACCGTGAAGCCTTTCAGCGCCTTCTTGGTGTAGCTGGCCCCGCCGTGGGAATACCCCTTGTTTTGCACCCTCACGTGGGATGTTCCGTGTGAGCTAGTCGTTCGTTTCTGTTCCACTTGCACCTCCTCCTTTCTGTTCAGATTTACCGGCGGGCTGGGGCGGGGGAAGGAGGAGGCCCCCACCCCTTGCCCCTGTCCGGCATATATGTTGAAGCCCGTAGGCGTTCAACCTACCAGTCGCGGGGGATAGCTCCCACCGCCTTGCGGCGCTTACCGCCGCGCAACTCTTCTTCAAGGCCGTCGATCTCCTTCTCCAGCTTGGCGATGGTCTCCTCAAGCTGCGGGAGGTCTAGCCGCGTGAGATTCCTGGATCCCACCGCGTAGCTCTTCACCTGTCCACTCAGCAGGGCCAGGTATGCGGCCTGTGCCTGCTCCAGCGCCTTGCGCCGGAAGTCCAAGCGGGACTTTATTACCGTTCTGCTTGCCATGTCGTAACCTCCTTACCAGTCGTCCGCCGCGCTACTGCGCTTTACGGTGCCCCGGCGGCGGGGCTGCCGCTGCTGTTGTGCTGCCGCCTTCGGCTCGGGTGCGCCCTTCAAGCGGCGCTCCACGGCGTCCATGTCAGGGTCGAGCACCCGTAGGGCGGCCTGGGCGTAGTTCCGACAGTCCAGCGGCTCGTTCCGTTCGTGCCCCTTGAGCACCTTCCAAACTGTCCGCTTGCGGCCACGCTCCAGCGTCTCCTCCTGCACCTCTGACATGAGGCCAGTAAAATATCGGTAGTCATACCCGGCGTCCGGGTGCCTCGGGAAATGGCAATACTTCGGCCCAGGCTCCAGCACCAGCAGAGCCCCCTTGAGAATATCCGCCTTGCCGGCATCCACGCCGATGGTATACAGCCATGTTTCCCCGATGGCCCTACCGTTGACCACGATTTTGACTTTGGACGGCGGTTTGGTGTAGGGTTCTCCCTCGCCGCCCTTGCCCTTGATGGCAAAGACCCGCTTCCCGAGCCGCGCCCGGCACTGCTTATACACGCTCTGCGTCTTATGGCCGCCGGAATCGACGAAGGTCAGGGAGATGGTCAGCCCGCGCCCGCTCTCGAATTTGTAGACATGGCCGATCACGTCGTCCAGTCTGAGCCACACTTCATCGTCGTTCGGGTCGCCCATGATGATGCCCTTCTTGATGCCCCAGCTCTCGCCGTAGTGGCCCCAGCCCACCACCTCGTATTCCAGGCGGTCGTCCTGGGTGTCCACGCCGCAGGTGAGTACCAGCACGCCCTCCGGCAATTCTACCGGCGTGCCATCCGGCCGCGTCCCGTAGTCCTCCCGGCGGGCCAGCATGTCGTCCTCGCTCGCCAGGCCGCCGCGATCCTCCCACAGCTTGCCCAGCTTGGTGTTATAGACCACCTGGAGTTTGCGCGGATCCTTCCGGGCGTCCAGGAACTCATAGACGATTTTCGCCCATGGCTGCCAGGGGGACGCGAAGCCGTTGAGCCAGAAGGAGCGGTGCCCCTTGCTGATCGCCTCCGGGTTGTCCGCCTCCCATCGCGCCGGCTGCCTCCGCATTTCTTCCTCGGTGGAGATGCAGGCGCAGGACGGGCAGCACCAGGCTACGCTCTTCACGGTGTAGTCCGTTTTCCGGCCTGCCTTGAAGGTGTCGAACTCAAATTTGATATCGTCAAAGTCGATCTCATGCCATGCCCCACAGTGCGGACACTGGTGCTTCCACCTCTCCTGAGTGCCGTCGTCGAAAGCGTCCGCGATGGGACTTGCCCCTTTGACCGTCGCCGTGGACACGTCTACCAGCTTGGCGTTGTAGTAGGTGATAGTACGGGCGTCAGCCAGTTTCCAGGGGTCGCCCTCTGTGCCTGCGGACAGCGCCCAGCGGTCTCGCTCGTCGCCAAATATGTACCGGACAGGCGTTGACGCCAAGGCCGCCGGCGAGTTGGAGCCGATGATGGACAGGGCCCCGCCGGGGAAGGACTTCTCCTGCACGGTGTTGGCGCTGTCCCGTCCCTTGGCGTCAGCCACCTTCCGCTTGAGTGTTGGGCAGTCCCGCACCATGGGGGCAATACGACGCCGGGAGAACTTCTTGGCGTCGTCAATGTTCGGCTGGATGTAGAGCATGGAGCCAGGGTCTTGGTCGATGGCGTAGCCGATGCAGTTCAAGATGAACTCGGACTTGCCCACCTGGGAGGAGGCAACCATGGTCAGTCGCCGGACGCGGGGGTCTGAGAAAGCATCCATCGGTGCCACCAGATACGGCGTCCGGGCGTTGCGCCAAGGCCCGGCCTCGGCGCTGCTCTCGCGGGATAGAACTCGGTACTGCTCCGCCCACTGGCTGACCGTCAGATCATTCGGCGGCGTGTAGCTGGCAAAGGCACGGGTAAAGGTGCGGTCAACAGGCCGAAGCCTCCGCTTTTTAGTCGTCGTCTCCGTGCTGATCATTCCAGCCCTGCCTTTCCCGCACACGCGCTCTGTATTCCTCCGGGTCGTAGCGGTACTCCGCCAACCGTTCCAGGAGGTAGTAGACCTCCCGCTTCACCCGGTCGGCCTGCTCGGGAGCCGTGTGCGTCCCGGCCAGATCAACCGCCAGTTTGCCCGGCATCGCCATGAGCATGGAACGCAAAAAAAGGACGTGGTCTGTGGTGATCGCCTCCACATCCTCCGCCCTGTGCATCTTGCCCTGTAGCTCTTTCAGCTCCATCTGTGCCGCATTTGCCTTGGCCTCCTTGATGTCAACCTCTGCCCGCAGCTTTGCCTCCTCCAGCTCCGCCGTCGTCTCTTTCTTCTCCCGTCCGTTGGCCTTGTCCGATAGATACCGGATATACGCCTGGATGGTGGGGAGAAGGTCGTACTTGGTCGGCTTGCCCTGCCCCTTGATGACGCCCTCGGTTTTCAGCTGCTCCACCCGGCGGGTGGAAACGCCGAAAATCTTGGCGATCACCTGTGTACTCTGTAAATTCTCGGCCATTTCTCCGCCCCCCTTGTCAGATCAGCCCAAGGATGCGCTTTACATCCTCGTTCCGCTGATAGCTCTTTCCGCCCGGAAGAGGTAGGTTGAACTCGAAATCAACCCCGTCTATATGCTCCTGTCTGGAAAGATCACGCACCTTGACCGCCTCGACCTGCCAGCTGTCGCCGTAGGTCATGTAGGTCATGCGCTCAATCTTGAAGCCGCTGCTTTCAAGGAGCTGCTTTATGCCCTCTTTGTCGTGGAAGTGCTGGAAATACCAATTTCCCTTCCGATAATCACCTGTGAAATTGTCCCCGTCCAGGTATGACACGTACTTTCTGGCTGACTTGTCCTTGGAGTGGCCCAGCTTGTCCAAGACAGCCTTGAGAGGTCTCCCTGATATGAATAGCTTATTCTTGCAGAACAGGTTCAGGCAGGCCATGACGCTTTTTTCTGCCTTTACGCTGTCCACGCTGTTGAGCACGCTGTCGCAGACGACGACATCAAAAGTTTTCTCCTTGGTCAGATACTCAATCAGGTGGTCAATCTGCCTGTTCCCCATTGAGACATTGATCTGGCTGCCGTTGTTGTTGAAAAACTCGACGCCGACCGCCCACTCATAGTTCTTCATGAGGTGGGTTAACTGCCTTCTTTCATTCCACACATATGGGTGAGTCTATTGTCCGTTTTATCGGACTTATTATGTGCTATCATTTGGGCCATCTGGTAAATCTAAAATCTCTTGGATGGCTTTAGTAACTTTTGCCCCCTTGCGCCGCCCAGTCAAGACTTTAGAAATGTACGAATCATCCACATAAAGTCCGGTACGCTCAGATACCTGTGCGGCAAGTTGCTTCTGAGTTTTTACAGGGGGGCCAAGCAGTTTCGTCTTAACCGCCAAACCAAAACTCGTATATTCAGCCATAGTGACAAATCCACTCCTCTCTACGCAAAATTATTGACAAGTACAAATTATTGTATTATTATGATCTTGCTACCAATCAAAATACAATTCACTGTACTGTCTGCCCATAGGATAATACAGTGTTTTGTATTTGTCAACTAAATAAATACATGTTTTTGTATTTTGTCTAATTGCACAAATCGGAGGGTATTTTCATGGGCAAGTTATCTGATGTAATTGATGCTCGATTGAAGGAGATTGGAATACCAGGAAGTAAAATGTGCGATGACTTGCACATAAGCAGGAGCACACTCACTGAGTTACGTAAGGGGCGGTCAACAACATTAAAGGCTGAAAAAGCGGCAGCTATTGCGTCTTATCTTGGCTTATCAGTAGAAGAACTTATCGGAAAAGAAAAATTGCCCACCCAAGAGGGTGAGCGCAAAATCAGCGATGCTGATATTAAATTTGCCCTTTGGGGTGATTCACGCGACATAGACGACGAAGACTTGGAGGACGTGCGAAGATACGCCGCTTTTGTTGCAGAAAGGAAAAAGAAGAAGCAATGATTACGCTTTCAGCTCTCTACAGGCTGGCCGAAGAAGAGAATATCGCTGTAGACTGCTATAAGCTAAAAAAGAGAGAAGCTTTGTCTATCATGGATGATGATGGTATTTGCTACATAGCGATCGATCCTTTCAAACTGGAAAATGAAACAGATGAGAAAGTTAAACTAGCACATGAGTTGGGACATTGCATGACAGGAAGTTTTTATAACAAGCATGCTGCCTGTGATATTAGACAGAAGCATGAAAACCGGGCAGATAAATGGTCTATTAAAGAGATCCTTTCAATGGAGGACTTGGATGTAGCCGTTGCGGATGGTTACACCGATATCTGGTCTTTAGCCGAGCATTTTGGAGTTACCGAGGATTTC